GTTAAACCTGAGATACTGTTTTGACATTTTGACTTCTCATTCTTTGATAGGAATATCATCATATACCAATATAATCATTGATCAGCTCCGGGTCATGGCTTATGTTCCGGTTGATATAACTCTTGAGGCAGAAGAGGGGTTCAAGGTGTGGTCACTGAAAGGACAAGAGACTTTGAGCAAAGAGGAGAGATCTGCAGTCATGATATCTATGATGGGATCCATGAGGGACAAATTCAGCTCATTACTGGAGTGCGTGAAGTTTATGACCAACATGTTTGTGGTGTTTATGCCCAACTCCACTAGTGAGTTCACCCGATGTGCATCCATTCAGATATCAACTGAATCCTTCACCAAACACGATGTGCTTATTGGTCTTGGACTTGAAGATGGTGTTGCCACCAAAGACCTTCCTTTTCTTCTTCCTGCTCAGGCGTCTCCTGCAGCATTGTCAGATACAGACTCTAGACATGCTTATGCGTGTTTTTCAGTTGTACTATACTGTATTGGGAAGGAAATCACAGAGATCAATCAAACTGCCGCATCCACCAACCGCCCAGGGGCAGTGATCGGAAGACATCAACTTGATGGAACTGACGTTGCTGTCTTGCCTGGCAAGCCAGACGGGCCTACCTATGATGCACTCTCCCAGGTGTTTGCTTCGATGAGCGTGTATGCTGAAGTGAGAGCAGTCATTGTTCGAATCATGGTGAGCGTGATGGAGAACAACACCTATTATGGTCCTGGGATGGATATGATCATCACTAACTTCAAGCTTCTTAAGGGGACACAAATGACCCATGTTGGTGCTATTCAAGACGTCCTCCAGTCTTATCCCTGGTTACTAAAGGTTGATTTCCTCAGATCCTACATCTCGGAATACAAAGAGGAGATCAAGAAACTGGCAGCTGTTCCTGCTGAGTTCAGACCATTTGTGAGGCTTCTGGGGTCCGGTCACGATGTCCTGTTTCCCTCAACCAAACTTGGCCCTCTAGTTGCCGTTGCAATTGAGTTTAAGAAGGATGTAGAGAAGTCACTCGAGTCCTACAAGGGTGATTGGGCCAAGCACAGAGACCTTGTTCTCAAGGTAAAAGCCCTTGCTCCTATGTTCAAAATGAAAGAAGGAGTGGACAATCTTGCCAAAGCTCTGGGTTTACCAGATGTAGCACTTCCTGACCCAGGACCAAATGATCAGAGTGACTCATCAGATGAAGAGTAAGTGCAATCAGTTTAGACTCCACCCAATCCTCTCCTCTTTCTTTTGTTCTATTAAGAAAAAGAGAAAACAATGACCAAGCAAGCAACTCGATACAATGGCAGACTCAAACATAAGCCTTAGCACATCAAAAACTATATTAGTTCGCCTAAATGAGTTGAGGAGACAGAGGGTTCCTGATGATGTTCTTGAAGCTGTGTTTCGGTTCCAGTGGAGAAACATCGTGCACTCCCATACAATACCGGAGATCAATGATGTCATGAACACTATAGTGACCATCCTTGTGAGGAATCAAATGGACTCAGAGATATTCATTTCTAAGTTTGAAAGTGGATCAGATCTGTATCCGGAGTTCAAAACTCTCAAGGTCATGATGGAGATGTCCAGGAGGAATCCTCTGGAGTAGATTAGACTTGTTATCTGTGTTAAGAAAAAGAGACACAACAGGACATTATTCCCACAGAAACTATAACACTGTCAACTGAGTCTCACAATGAACATCGACAAAATTGTTTCGAATATTCTTGAGGATCCCAATCGGGCACTTGCATCTCTTGAGGTTGAAGATGTAGCAACTGGAGACATGAAACCAGTGTTGTCACGAGTGGAAGGCAAGGGCACAGGTGGACCTGATCTGAAGAAGAAACACAAGATCACTACACTTGAAGGTGGTGATAGCTCTAAGGCTAGTAGCATTGTATCTTCTATTTCCCGTGTGCGATCTCAAGAAATGAGGAAGGACGATGGAAAAGTCGGAGAGAAGAAGAGGAAACAACAGACAAAGAAAAGGTCAGGTTTGAGTGTTTCATATGTTCCAAGATCCAAGACAGCCCCCTCAATTCCATCCAAGAAGGTAACTGTTGGGAAGACTTCAGTCAACTTTAGAGGGGGGAAAGGTCAGGAAGACCCTGAGGCCAACTCTGATGATGACCAGAGCACTTGGGGTGGTGACTCCTCCGACATTGAGTACCTGGATCCTGAGGAAGCAGAGAAACTGGCCCAAAGGGGACTCATACTCCTCCCAAAGGACAGAGACACACTGTCTCAAATTCAGAAAAAGCCAGTCACAGGGAGGGAATTCTCAGACCTTGTTGAGTTTGTTGAAGAGCAAGTCACTGACATCAGGTCAACAATTGACAAAATCCTAAGGAAAGTTGAATGGCTTGAGGTAGCTGCTCTGACTCCAGGTTCGTCTGAGAACAGCAAGGCTGGAAGGACCTTGAGCTCCATTGCCCCACAAGAGAGAGAGAAACAAAGGACAGTGCATATTTCAGATCTCAGCTCCTTGGAGAAGAGCAAGCTCACGTCCGCACGATCAAAGCCTCTCTCTATCAGAGGAGTTAAGATGTACCTCTTGTCCAGAGATTGGACTTCTCTCTCTCCAATGGCAACCAAGGACAAGATTCTTCATCTCTCTGATGATCAACTCCAAGGTCTTCTTGAATCTTGGACTGTTCCCAAAGGATTCGAAATTGATCTACAGAAACTATGCTCTACTGGTCTGTGAAGTACTGTTGTTCATGAAAGTGCACCCACTCGTTATGCAGATTTGTTTTAAGAAAAAGAGAAAACTGCAAACAACACTCAAGCTCTGAGAATTCATTCTATACACATCTAGATTCCAGCAGTATCCATCTTTGACAGCATCAATTAAAAGATGTTCAAAGCTTGGGAAAACAAGAAGAATCAGAAGAAAGGAAAAGGTGGCGGTCAAAGTCTGACCACGCTTAGAAATCCCCTCAAGGAGAACACCTCCAATGCCAGCCTGACAAGCCTCTTCCCTCTCAAGCTTGAGCCTGGTTGTCACACGTCTCGAGTAGGGTCTGTGACATCAAGCACTAGAGGAGACCATGCAAACGCTAGGATCTTGGAGCTCGAAAGGAAGATAGTTGAGCTCCAAGGAGCCATGCAAGAGATGGCTGACAATATGGCAACCCTGTCAACAATCATGTCAGAGATGAATCAAAAGATGAAATGATTCTGTTTCTGTTCAAATGAGACCTTCAGATCATAGATGTAACTCTCGTACTAGTCAACACTCGTTCCGTTATAAACTATGTCATTCCTAGTGAATTGACAGGTTAAGAAAAAGAAAGAAAAAGAAAAAGAAAAAGAGAAAAAGAGGAACAGGAAGAACAGACTACCATCCAAAAACTGTACATCCAAGAGCATGTCTTCATCTAGGACTGCATTGCTGGATATGGTAGTTCACAACACTATCATCCTGCGTGACTCCTTGCAGCTACAGAGGAAACGAGAAGAAGAGGAGATCAATCGGATCTCCAGTTGCTCCAACACTCTACCAAACCCTGCTAGTGGTGCATCAATGTGCATTGAGAAACCAGCTTGGGTTACCCTAGTAACCTTCCTTCAGCTGACTAATCCACATTACAGCAGCACCCTCGAAAAAATGAAGGACATAAGGTCGGGTGTCATGGATATCTCTGAAGCACCCTGGATCATGAAAGAGGTCGGAAACCTGTTTGGAAAATATGGTGATATAGATGTACAGATCTATATGACCAGAGGAGACCACATCCAGATTGGGGACTGCACGGTCATGGTTGGATATAGTCTTGCTCAACCCTTCGGTCCTGATGTTCCTGTCTTTTGTTACTCTTCAGAGATTATAACTGCATCACCTCATGAGGAACGAATTCTTCAAGAGAAGATTTCGTTCTCCAACTGCTCGGGACTCACATGTATTAGAGCGGGAACTGATCTCTGTCTTTACAGAGGGGTTAGACACCTCAAGAAACCTATGTTCAATGGATTCTTTGGGGGTCAGAAGACATCTTGATGGTGTATGTAAGATCACCAACCCTTCTCTTAGTTAGCCCAATTCACTGCTCTTAGATTCATCAAAGGTTGCTGGTCCAACCGATGAATCGATTCACTGTCAATTAAGAAAAAGAGATACATTGCTGAATCAAGATGACGTTACCTGAAAGCACATTGTCAAGTGGTATACTGGACTATGATCTAAAGAGATGGATTGCCGGAATTGAGGATGGCAGTGGGGGACTGTCAAGTCACGTCAAGCAGCTGACAAGAAAGGTTGGATTTCCATCAACTCTTAGGTGTCATGATAGCTCTGATTTTCCTTATCTCTCAACCCTTCAGATGCCAACATCACACAAGTCACTTGCTCGAGCACTGTTCTCAGTACAAGAAACTGAGGGGACCCTGAGGGAAGGATGGATCAAGAGAGGGCACAACATACCAATTGATGGAATGTTTAGCAAAGGGCTCAGTAGTTTATCAGATCTCTCACCCATCACCCTTGTCTGGGATCAAAGGAGGAGATTCTGGGAAGGGTTATTGAAGAGGATATTTGAACTGCGAGCATCAAGCTGGTCCAACGAACATGAGTTTCTGGTGTACTGCCCAATTGGAGGGGACAAAGTCTTGACAAATGGAGAGTACCTCATCTTCTCAAATCATAAAGAATCCATTGTTCTCTCATTCAATATGTTCCTCATGATGAAAGATCTTGTATGGTCATGGTTTTTACTTCACCTTAATGATGATACAAGTCGATACTGTATGCTCTCTCATGACAATCTGGATTTCATCTTCAAATGGATGACAAAGAGCCTAGTCCTGTACTCGGACTATGCATATGATATCATCAAGCTCATCGAGCCCCTTTGCAAAGCCAGAATCATCCAAATATCAGAAAGGATACTGGACAAGGATTCTTTTTGGAACTCGATGGTAAGCAAGGGAATCACGAAAGAATCCCAGTTCCCCAAGCATGATCAAGGTCCCTTGATGGTTAGTGAACTAGCCGATTTTATTGGAAACAAGACTGATCTCGACGAGTTGTCGGAAATCTTCGGATTGATCAAACTTGCTGGACATCCTCATCTCGATGTAATAGGTGGAGTTGCTGATGTCTCAGAGACGGGGAAAGCTAAGCTCAACATCAGGCATGAGGTTGCATCGCAGCTGGATCATAGTGCATGTCATGTGTACCTGAGAGGATTCATTAGGAAGAACAAAAGATGGCCTCCTCTGGTGTTCTTGAGGAAAGAGTCTGATCGGGAGAGCAACCTGGAGAAATTGTCAAGGTCATCACACCTTAACCTCCCTCTTGGGTTTACTCTGTATCCAGAATCCGACTGGGATGACTGTCTATTTGCTCCACACCTTGAGTTCAATCATTACGAGGATTACTTGCCACTGACAGTTGACAAATCGTTGTCACTCAAACGGAATGAGTTCGATGCCACTTGGAATGGTAGACTACCTTACAAACCACCAAAGCCTTCAACATCCAGAAGAGTTCTAACTGAGATTCTAGCTCAGGACAACTTCTCAATCAAGGACATCTGCAACAAGGTCTCTACTAGAAGCATTCCTGATGACTGGAAGATTGTCTCTGTCTATCCAAAAGAGAGAGAGATGAAGAAGAAATCAAGACTCTTCTCGATGATGACTATACAGATGAGGTACTTCTTTGCTTCCCTTGAGCAAAATATAGCATCATCCATTTTCCAAAGTCTGCCAGAGCAAACCATGACTGATGATCGAATATCAGTTCTAGAAAGGTTCTTTGGGATGACAGAGAAGCGGGGGAAAAATGTAACCTCACACATTGAGATTGATTTCTCAGCTTGGAACACACACTGGAAGCCACAGACATACACTCCTATTGGGGCCCGAATTGATCAAATGTTTGGTACAAGAGGTTACTTCACCTACATTCATGAGTTCTTTGAGTCATCTCTATTTAATGTCAAGGTCCCAGAGTTGGTCCCACATGGCTTGACCAGATCCAACCGACTAGACCCTCCGGAAGGGCCTACAATCTGGAAGAACCATACAGGGGGATGTGAAGGTATAGCTCAAAAAGCATGGACGTTTGGTACAATTGCATTGGTTCATCGATTGATATGGCATTTAGGGGTCGAGTTTTCATTAACAGGGCAAGGGGACAATCAGGTTATATCACTGTATTTCCATTTCAACGATGATGACTCTGACACACATATCCAGAAAATAGTCCAGTCGAAAACCAAAAAGGTCATGACAGCGCTTGAGAAAGGGGCCCCTGTCTATGGTCATGAGATCAAAGCAGAGGAATGCAGTGCATCCACCTCATTTGTCTCATATAGCAAAGAGATGTGGGTTGACGGACGTGTACTATCAACATCAGGAAAATACCTTTGCAGGATATTCCCAAACGTGACACAGGACAGTCCATCAACCCTTGATTATGTGTCCAGCATAGGTAGTGGAGGATTAGCAGCAACGGATAGATCTCTTGAACCGTGGTCATCCTATTGGTTGCAGCACATTGTGACTGCGATGACACTCAATGAAGAAATGGTCAAGTCTCTCCTGCACGGTAAGACCATCGGAAAACTTTTCGAATGGAAGTGTCTAAACTCGGAACAACGAGATAGACTCATCAACCTAGTCACTGTTCTTCCAGGACCACTAGGTTTTTTCTCAACAACATCACTCTTTGAATACAACAATAGGGGAATACCTGATCCTCTCGAGTCTGCCAACACATGGCTTATGTACCTTGAATCGAATCAGTCTATCAGCAGGATTGTTGGATACTTCCAATCAGAACAACCTTACAGCAAGAATCCCTCCCCTAAGAAACTCATCTTAGATCCATTCTCTGCTCCAATACAGACAAGTTTGTCACCATCTACTGCTGTTGCTGCAGCTATCAAGAGCAAGTTGCTTGACAAGACTCGAAATCCAGAGATCAGGGAACTTCTTGAGATGTCATGTCAGGATGATGAAGAACAGCTGATTCACCTCTTATCAACCATGACCCCAAATTATGCTAAGATTGCACATGATCTTTACGGAGAATCCATCACTGGGGTTGTGGACAAGTTTAGTAGAAAGTTCACCAACTCAAGAACAATGTCAACTGTCAGCAGAGCATTCGGGATAGAGTCTTCGGACATATCAATGACAGCTGATCTTGATTATATCTCAGGGATGGCTAGCCGATTGTCAAATGGGTTGAGGTGCAGTCCTGGACATATGAAGAGGGCATTCATACAAACCAATTATATGAGAAGCAAATGGAAAAATCCACCCCTTGGGGTTCTGACAGTTCATCCTTTAGATCTTGGTCCTATCAAGTCAGACACAATCTGTGAGATTCCAAACAAACCAATTATCATCGTGATCAAGAACTCAGAGAACACTTCAGATCCTTTCAAGACTCGAGGGAGAGAGACACCGTATTTAGGTTCATCAACAATTCTGAAGACCGCATACAAAACCGAAAAGGTTCAAGTAAAAGGAGCAAGTGTGTTTAGATGTCTCAAGCTGCTATCTATCAAGAAAGTACTAGCTGACCCAGGTAGCGCTGCAGACAAGTTGATTACAAGAGTTGTTCAAAGCAGGCTCAACTTCCCTGTGGAACAACTCTTAGCATACGCTCCCTTAACTGTTGGAGGAACACTTGGACACAGGTATGATGTTGAAGGAGCAGCAAGTGGTTCCTTCATATCTTACGCACCGAATGTTGCAAGTCACATGTCACTCTCCTCCAATCTGATGGGTGAGCTTGGATCGAAGGATTATCCCACAATGGTGCAAGCAAACTTTCTCACAATTGAGTCAATCCTTGCTTCCACCTGGATATCTGGAACGGGCTATGTTAGTGCAAGGATAGAGGTAAACATGGATGACATGGAGGAGATCTCAGAGAGCAAGATCCAAATTGATCAGAACCTCAACTATGATCCTGTCAAGCTAAGAAACCCATTGGTGACCTCGGATCTGCCACACAGAAAGGTCAGAAGCAGTATCAAGAGGAAGGTTGCCCTTTCAGAGATTGATCTTCTGCAGTCTGAGGGGAATGTGGTGGATGCTATAAGGAAATTAGCTAGAGGATGGTTGCGAACAGGGGGCATTCTCAGAAACCTTGCAGGAAATGTCATATCTGGATTCAATTATCAGACGCTCATTGACCAGCCAGAGGTTCGGATGGTTAGATGGAGTGATTTCAGAGACGGAATGGCACATGCCTTAATAGACACAATTTCAAGCTACCTTGCTTCAAGTTCCAATCGGGATTCCTTGGTCTCACGCTTAAACCATACAGTGGAAGAGCTCCTGTACATTGTCACTCCTTACCTTCTTGGAACTGCTATTTTACTCAAAAATTCTCCTCTCAATGACATGTCTACCATAACATCTAGTGAAAAGTGCTCAGTTGTCTCCTTATCCATCAAAAGACAGATTAAAGGACTCATTCCTGATTATTCTTTCCGGCTCATGCTTGATGATCCATCCGCTCTATCCAGTGATCTTAGGATCATCTTAGACAGAAAGACCACAGCACTTCGTTTCTTGTCGTCCCAGGAGTCTCTCAAGGCAGCAAGAGTTGTCAATCTGATCTCAAAGACACCAGTCCGATCTGGCATGACAGCAGACCAATCAGCTGAGTGGATCATAGGGGTCATGAGAGATGCTCCTTTCTTAGCCGATGAAATAACATGGACAAGCATGTCAGCAATCCAGATCTTGAGGAACTTGAGGAACAGAAGTCTTGATAAGACCAATCCAAACGATATCATTTGCACTTTATCTGTGTTAACGCCTCAATTGCCATCAGGAGAGATGACATGCAGAAATTGCATAGGTAGTGGTGCTGCTCTTCCAATGGAAGAAACGGATACTCCATACAGATACTCATCAGCGGACCAGAGAGAAGATAGTTGGAAGGGGAGAAAGATACTTGTGAAGGGGTCGTCAATGTATAGGTGGCTGCCAATCCGGAACATGTTGTCTGATCAGTCAGTTGTGACGGTTGTAGGTATTGGAGGGGGAGGGATTGCATCCTGTCTTCCAGATCACTCGAGTGTCATAGGATTTGACCTCCGGACTTCTGTTAGTGCAAAAGGACACAGCTTCTGCAACAGGGATGAAAAGTACGAAAGAGGGATATCGGTGTCAATTAATCCTTCCACTTGGTCAGGATCAGGCGACATACAGGACGAAGAAGTACAAAGATGTGTGATTATTGCAGGAAAGAAATCAGATGTGGTGATTGTTGATGTAGAATCAGTCAACAGTTGGAAGCGATTGAGGTTGAGAGCGGAACTTGCTAGAGAGACCAAATCATCAGTGTTCGTGAGAGTGTTTGATACTGAAGACATAATCAATATGATTGAACAATCATGCTGTTCATTGAAGACAGCCAGTACAAGATTTTGGAGAACATCGTTTGATCCTAAGAACGAAGCTGTGGTAGGTGGAG